ATAAGAACTCATTAAGTGCGGCCGTTTGATTCGTTGCGCGTGCAGCGTTAAACGACGCAGCAAGATCGGCTAGTTCTTGTGCGCTTAGCGGTTCGCCGCCAGTTTGTTTAAGTACGCCGGCTGGAATGCTTGAGGATGCGTTGCGTGTGCGTGCGTCGTTAATCTTTAATGCTGTCTCTACGACTTGCGTTCCTGAATAGATCAGTCCTTGCGTTGGGCTAAGAATCTGTACAAGGTTGTAAGGATCTATCTCGCCACCTTGGAAGTAGACGGCCTTTGACGGTGCAAACCACACGGGGCCTGCCATGTCTTGAGTAGTGACGCTGCCGGCTGGAAGACGTGTGAATGATGCTGGGTAGCCGTCGGCGGTGCGTGATGTGATGTACCAGAATGCGCGACCGAAGAAGAACAAGTCGTCAAACGTCCACGACATAAGAAAGTTGTATGGCACTTCTGGGTCGGGTCGGCGCAACCATGATCGAGGAGCGGTGTAGATCTTTTCCATGTATTCGCCGTTCCATTGCTCCACGTAAGAACGCAGCGGCATGCATCCGATTACCGATGCCATAAGATCTCTTGAGCGATTAATGGCTGCAACTTGTACTGCACGGTTACGCGCTTCGCCTTCTTGGTACGTGTAGTACTGGCCGATCATGGAGACGCCGGCATTGTTTGATGCGTAGTTGAGTCCTGCTCCTGCGGCTGCGGCTTTAGCCGGCGGCGGCGAGATTGCGGCCTTGCTTACTTTGCGATCGAATAATCCCATCCCTAGAGCATGACACACTTGGCGCGTTTATGGTGGCAACCGCTCGGAGGCGTTTCCGATCCCGACGAAAGGTAGGGCTCACGAACGGCTGCCGAGAGGATGCTAGTTCGGGACGATGACTAGTGAAGGCTTTTGGGTAACGCGGTTTTGTGAGGCCAAGGTTGCCGACCAGATTAGGGTGCGGCACAACTCGATCGGGCCGGGTGACTTTTGGGATGAGACGGCTATTGAGCCTTGGGTGCGGACGAGGACGGCGCGTTGGACGTGTTCGGAGAGCATGGCTTCGCCCGTGTGTACAAGCCGCATTTCGTGGATCATGTTTTTGACGACTGGCGTGTATTTGAGAATCTCGCCGTATCCGACGACTATTCGCCGGCGGTCAAATGTCGCGGATTGGACTAGCACGTCGATCGTCGGGGAGAACGCAAACTTGACGGCGGGATCTTTGGCAATTTCGGCTAGGTGCTCCAGTAGTTCTTTTTGTGTCTCGGCCGTAAACGCCACGGAGTTGACAACGCGGCCATCGCCTAGAGAAACGGATCGGGTGGCGAAGTATCGGGTGTCATCCATTGAGGCTTCTACGGCGACGACTCCGCCGGAAGGGACTACTCCGTCGTACAGTAACTCGGGCCATAGGCCGTGTGGGATCCAAGAGTTTGCGGACGCAACCCACATGTTTAGTGAGCCGCGCAAGAAGAGTGCTCGATCTGGGCCTTCTGATTCTTGGCGCAAAGTCTCGATTGTTAAGAAGTGTCCGATCGCTGGGTTGCCCCAATACCACGACGCCTCATGCAGCGGATCTAACGATGGCTCGGGCGACCATTCGGCAAAGTAGAACGACGAAGGCTTCTTAAGGTCAATGAGGCGAAGCGCGTTCTCTCGGTGACGGATAAACAACTTGGACGCCTCCGTGCCGGCCGTGCTGAACATGGCCGTTAAAGGCGAGCGCCGAGCGCGTTGAGCCGGCAAGAGTCCTGCTTCTACTTCGTCGGAGACGTCAAACAATTCGTCGATAATTGCCAAGTCAATTGTCATGCCGTGACCGACTGACGGCCGCGCTGCTTTGACATACCATTTAGAGCCGTCTGGCATTGTCGCCTGATAGCGGCCGTAGGACATAATGACCTTGGCTCCGCAACGCTTTTCTAGGATTGGGGCGATCTCTTCAAAGAGCATGCAAGCAAGATCGAGACGGTGCGAGAGTGAGACAACTGTTTGTCGCTGGCCACGGATCTTTGGCATCTCAATTAGCCAGAAGAGAATAAGCGCTTGGATGACTGTTGTTTTTCCGTTCTGTCTGGCCACGGACACAAGGCTTGATCGATGCACGAGATCCTGATCGGCATTGAAGGTAAGCATCTGATCCAATACGTGCATCTGCCAAGGCAGCATTGTTAAGCCGAGAAGCTCCTGGGCTATGTCCCCCACAATTGCCGCCCACGATCCGACACCGTCAGGGCTGATCGTTTCCAGTCTCGGCCGGTCGTGCGCGATCGCCGCTGGTTCGGGCTGGTTGCCGCCGTTCTTGGTAAAGAGTTGGATGGGGCTCGGGGGCGTTTCACTTCTGTATAAAAAACCATTTTGTGTCGCATTTCGTTTTTGTATTCGCATTGCGTCGTTTTTGTTTTTGTATGTTGCTCCGCGTGATGAGTTGCATGGCTTACAAGCCGGCACAAGTCCATCGGCTATCGAGCCACCAGCATCGTGCTCAACGAGGTGATCGGCCTCCGTTGCCACGTTCTTCTGGCACCAATGGCACAATGGTTCATCGCGTAAGAGTTGATGCCTTGCGTCTTTGTATGCCTTGGTGTCGTACTCGGAGCGTTTGCGTGTCATGCTCCCGCGCCTTCGGCTTGGGCTAGCGCGGCGCAAGCGCCTTGCTGTCGCGAGTAGTAGTAGTTCATCATGTCGGGCTCGAGTCTGTTGAGTTGGGTTTGTTAACGGTATGTGATGCCGGCACGGTAAAGCCTAATGCGGTAATGCTCACCCACGGGATGCACTCACTCCGTACCCTTGCACTACCTAGCCGATTATGTTGACGGCTCGCTTCGTCGCTTTGCCTAACGCATTTCGTGTTGCATGTTTCAGGACGCGACGATCTACCCACGCTTTCCGTGTGTTACCCGATCACCTTGCGACGGTGTAGGTCGTGAGACTTATGAAGTTTGTAGTTTTAGATAGTTAGCAATAAAATCGAGATCCGCTGGACGCCACACCCATACGACGGCGCCTTGTTCAAGCGTTGTAATCCATCGTGATTGAAGCGGTGAGACTCGGCCTTTATCGCTTTTGAGTTCTGCGAATATAACACGCCCTTTAGGGTGCGCTAGGACTAGGTCAGGGAAGCCGTGATCACCTAGTTCATGTGTAGCCCAGACGCCGCGTTTGTTCATAGCCGGCATCGGATGATGCACAAGCCATCCGTGCATCTTGGCAAGATTGATCACGATCTTCTGGAAGTCTGACTCGGTCATCGTCGGGCCTGTTCAATAAGTACGTCACGCTGCAAAGTGAGCCATGTGATCTGTAATTTGAGTTCGTCTATGCCAATAAGTAGGTCTTGAATCTGATAATGCTGATCCCTGAGACGTGCCGCATACAAGTCGGAAGCATCAAACTTCATCACTTAAGACGATCGATCACAGTTGAGGCTTGTGCTCCTGTGAGCGTCTCTAGGACCACGTCCTGAACTCCGAGCGTCCCGTGGATGAACTCCAATAGATCGAGATCGTTTAGTTCTTTGCCACGTGCCAAAGCTTTTAAGAAGCCAATTTGTTTAGGTGTAGCGAATTGCCCAGACGAGGAGGCGTGGGTCTCATCCTTTGAGGGACTCCCCGTCCGGGACACTTTGGACATCTCTTCGCGTGACGGCCGTTTACCGTGTGTCGCGTAGCCGGCATTGGCTAGAGCGCGGCCGATGCTCGATGTCTCACAATTCTCAATATGCGCGGTCTTATTGACTGGCGATGAGCCACGGATCTCTTCTGCGTACCCTGTCGCCTTGGGCCATGTGTCAATAAACTCAAAGAACACTTCGGCACGAAAGATTACTTGATCTCCGTCTTGCGCGATGAGCGATGTGGCGATGCGGCCGTTTGGGTGATCTGCCCAGAATCGGATTAGGCGATCTTCTACTGTTTCGTAGTTGCTTAAATCGAATGCCATGTCGGGTGTCCTTTAGTCGGTATGAGTAAGCGAATTGTACACATTGAACGCCGCGCGAAGTTGATCCTCAGTCTGGAACGTGCGCGTCTCTAAGAACACTTCTACGGCTTTGGCGAGATCGTCTATCGCTGCTTTTTTGACGCTTGAGCGTGTGATTGCTGGGAAATCAAGTCGCATGGCGGCGCCGTGTTCGTCGCGGTAGCCGTAGTGCATGTAGATCTGTGAGCCGTTGCGTTCTCGTTTAAGAGCAAATACCCATCCGTCTTTATGCAGCGCTGAGAGTGCGCCTGAGATCTGGCCGTGATGAAGCCCTAGTTTGCCTGCTAATTCTTTCCACGTGTAGCCGACTTTGCAACCTTTCA